ATGAACCCGGGGCGGACGGGACTCATCGGAGCGCCCACTTATCCGATGCTGCGGGACTCCACGCTGGCGTCGCTGACAGAACTGCTGTACGAAAACGACATCCCATTCGAACTGCATAAAGCGGACTTCGTGCTGGTCATGAAGGATACGGGATCGCGCATCCTGTTGCGGGCGGTAGACGAGTTCGAGCGGCTGCGCGGGACTAATCTCGCCTGGTTCGGACTGGACGAGTTGACTTATGCGCAGGAAGGCGCCTGGCTGCGGCTCGAAGGCCGATTGCGCGATCCAAAGGCGAAACGCCGGTGCGGATTTGCCGTGTGGACGCCGAAGGGATTCGATTGGGTGTACCGCAAATTCATTGAGAAGCCGGTGCCGGGATACGAAGTAATTCTGGCGCAGCCTTACGAGAACCGGTTCCTGCTGGAACAGGTTCCGGATTTTTACGACCGGCTGAAGGATAGCTACGACCAGAACTTCTTCAACCAGGAAGTATTGGGGAGTTATCTGAACGCGAAAGGGAGCCTGGTGTACGGGGCGTTTTCGCGCGAAAGAAACATTAAACCGGCGATGCACGATGCGAGGAAGCCGATTTACTGGGCGGTGGATTTCAACGTGGATCCGATGTCTTCGGTGATAGCGCAGATCAGGGATGGTGACGTATGGATATTAGACGAGATTGTGCTGCGGCGTGCAACGACGCTCGAGGCATGCGAGCAGTTCGAGAAGAGATTCGGAGCGCCGCCGGCCGGCGTGGTGGTGTATGGGGACGCGTCGGGAAGTGCGCGGCAGACCACGGGAACCTCGGATTACGAAGTGATCCGGGAATTCTTTCGGCCGCGTACGGCGAGGGTGACCTATCGTGTACCCACCGCCAACCCGCCGGTGCGTGATCGCGTGGCCGCGGTGAACGCGAAACTCCATAACGCGCAGGGTGACGTGCGCATGTTTATCGATCCGCGATGCAGAGAATTGATCGCGGATTTCGAGCAGGTGTCCTATCAGGAAGACTCGACGCAGATCGACAAAGAAAAGGACCGGCGGCGGACACACTTGTCGGATGCATTGGGGTATCTGATCTGGCAGGAGGGCAGGAACGGCACGGTGGGAGAACGCGGCGTGCGTTTGTTTTAGGCGGTGAAAGGGTGCATAAGTGAATTCACATATCGAGCAGGAACATCCGGACTATTCGTCGAACGCAAGAATGTGGCGGCGCTACCGCGACCTTTATGCGGGTGGGGAAACGTTCCGGAAGAACGCGGCGGAGTATCTGGTCAGCCGGCAAAAAGAGCCGAGGGAAGTCTATCAGGAGCGGCTGATGCGGGTCTTCTACGAAAACTACCTCGGATCGATTATCGACTGGTATACGGCAACGCTGGTTCGGGAGGAGCCGGTGCTTCAGTTTGAAAGCACGGACGAGAGCGCCAAAGATTTTTACGGCCGCTTCGTACAGGACTGCGATCGGCGGGGAACTACGCTGACGCAGTTTTTCAAAGAGCAGGTCACCGAGGCGCTGGTCTGCGGAAAGTCGTACCTGGTAGTGGATTTTCCGAAAACGAGTGAGCCTGCGCTGACACGGGCCGAAGAGGATGCGTCGGGCCGCAGCCGCGCTTATCTGGTAAGTTATAACGCCGACGAGGTGATCAACTGGAGCGTCGATAGTAAGGGCGAATTCGATTGGGTGGTGATTCGCACCTCGCACCTGAAGCAGGACAGCGTGCGCAGTTTCGGGTGGAAGCGCGAAACCACGTGGATCTACTACGATCGCGAAAGATACCAGGTTTACGAGCAGCGCGAAACGGACCAGAAGAAGTCGATCGAGCTGATCGATGAAGGGCGGCACGGTTTGGCGGGAATCAGACGCGTGCCCCTGTTTGAGTTACGCGTCAGCGCGGGGTTGTGGTTGGCCAACAAGGTGGCCTTACTTCAGCTGGAGCACTTCAATAAGTCGAACGCGCTGGGGTGGGCACTGACGATGGGATTGTTCGCCATGCCAGTGATTTATTCCGACAAAGAATTCAATCAGTTGACGGGCGAGAGCTACTACATTCAACTGGGCCAGCAGGACAGGTTCGGGTGGAACGAGCCGGAGGGCAAGGTGTATCAGATTGCGGCCGACAATCTGACACGGCTTAAGGACGAAATCTATCGCGTTTCGTACCTGATGCAGCAAGCCGGAGATAACAAAGGATCGAACCAATCAGGCCTCAGCAAGCAATGGGATTTCAGCGTCACGCAGGAAATTTTGTGCGCCTATGGGGATCTGATGAAGGACTCGATGCGGAACGTCCTGAAGGCGATTGCGGCGGCGCGGCAGGACGGCATGACGATCGGCGTTTCGGGGCTCGACGAGTTCGATATCACGGATTTCAGCACGGAGGCGAACGATGCGCAGAGCGTTATGAATCTGGGTATCGAATCGCCGACACTGAAGCGGCAGGTTTTCAAACGGATCGCGCTGAAGTACTTGTGCGATGTGCGGCAGGACATCAAGAACAGGATTGCGGATGAAATCGACGCGTCGATTTCGGATGCGGAACCGGCCAGCACATAACAATGCGGGACAGGCCCTTTGGCCTGTCCATCTCTTAAAACATGGACAGGCGGAACCGCCTGTCCCACATAGGAGGAGGAGGGAAGAGGACATGGAAGGACCAATGGACGTACAGACGATCGTGGAACAGGCGATTGACGAATACATGCGGAAGGACAGCGCGCGGCGCGAGCCTGCGTATAAGACGGAACTGCAGGAAGAACGCCGCCGGCGCGAACAACTCGAGAAGCGCATGAACGAGTTGGTCGAGGAGAACAAACGCAGCCACGCGATGGCCGAGGAAACGCAGCGGAATGCCACCATACGCACGGAACTGCAGAAGCTCGGCGTGATGAAAATCGACCTGGCTTATAAGGCGATACAGGATGGAATCGTGCGCAACGAAGACGGGCGCCTGGTGGCGCGCGGTGAGAACGGCGATCAACCGGTCGCCGAATTTCTGGCGAGCTTTGTTCAGGAGAATCCAGAGTTCCTGCCGGCGAGAATCGCGGGAGGATCGGGAATGACGGGTACGCAGAAGGCCGCGCCGGACAACACCGGCGGGGTGGATCTGGACAAAATCGGCCCGTCGATGAGCAAGGAAGATCTGGAGCGGGTGCGGCGGGAGATTCTGCGGATTACGTCGCAAACGTTGCGGGGAGTTTAAGCGCGCATTAATAGCGCTGAACCTCCAACCCGGCGGTTGTGGGCCGAAACCCCATATCCGCATACACGAATAGTTGCCAAGGAAAGAGGACCGGAAACGGTCCTCTTTTTTCTTTGGGACGAAGCAAGACAAAAGGGAGAAAGATGCCATCAATTACATCAGCAAATGTTGCGAACGCGATCGTGAAGCTAGTGGCGGCGGATGCGCTGCCGGCACTGGTGGGAAACCTGATTCTGGGGAACCTCGTGAATCGCGACTACGAGCCGGTTTTGGCGCAGGCGGGCGACACGGTGAACATTCCGATCGCGCCGCAACTTATCGCCAACAACCTGGTCGAGAGCTTCACCGTGACACCGCAGAACCCCAGTCTGGGTAACGCGCAGATCGTGCTCAACACGCACGCTGAAGCGACGTTCCTGATTCCGGACGTAACGCGCGTGCTCGCGGTGCCGGATCTGTTGAAGGTCTACATGGGCCCCGCGGTGATCGCCATCGCCGAAAAGATCGAAAGCGATCTGATGAACCTGTATGCGGGTTTTACGGCGAACACGCCACTCGGCACGGCCGGTACGCCGGTGACCGAAGCGATTCTCGACCAGGCGGAAACCTCTCTGTTCGTGGCCAAGGTACCGGCCAGCGAACCGAAGTTCCTGGTGGTTGACAGCAATACTTATTCGGCGATGCGCCAGATTCCGCGGTTCAGCGAGTTTCATAACTGCGGAGAGGCCGGCCTGCGGGCTATCGTCGACGGCACGATCGGTAAGATCAAAGACTTCTTTGTCTTCCGTTCGCAGTATGTGCAAAAGACCAGCAATCTGGCGACTCCGCCCGTATTTAACACTCATAACCTGGCATTCGTGAAGGATGCCATCGGGCTGGTAATTCGCCGGCTGCCGCAGCCTCTTCCGGGTACCGGCGCCATCGCCGAATACGCCGAGTTGGGCAACTTCGGCATGCGCGTCACCATGAGCTATCAACCGAACACGCTGTCTCAGCAGTTCACGGTGGATGTGCTTTACGGCTGCGCCGTGCTGCGAAATAACTTCGCGGTTCAGGTTAACAGCTAGTCTCGACAACTCAAGGGCAGATCGCGTCCGCAAGGCCGCCGATCTGCCCAGTTTTATTCGGTATCCAGACACAAAGGGGAATTTATGGACTTACGGGCTTACTACCAAAAGATCAAGGACACGGAGGCGCAGCTGACGGGGGAATCCCTGGTCGTGGTCAGCGCCGAGACTTCCGAAGGCGGGAAAGAAGGAGTGCGGACGGAAGTGCCGCGGAGGGTTGCCGCGAAGCTGCTGGCCGAAGGGCGCGCCCGCGTGGCCACTGAAGACGAGACTCTGGAATTCCATCTGGCGAACGAGGAAGCCAGGGAGAAATTCGACCGGGAAGAAGCAGCGCGGCGCGTGCAGGTGATGGTGATCCCCTCGCAGGATCTCAGGAAGCCGAAGGAGCGTAACTGAGATGGCGCTCTTCGTCGATGGGCCTTCCCCGACTATTGACGGTCTGATCGATCAGGACTCGGGTCTGCTGGATGTCGCGGAGACCTGCGGGATCAACCTCACGACCAAGCTTCGTCTGGGTCACGAGGAGATCGCGACCGATCTGGAGCTTTGGCTGCAGCGTCCCGGGCGCCCGCTCGAAATGGTGTGGGGGCCGCTCTACCGCGTTGAACAGATCGTGGTTACGGCGCCGCTCAAGCAATGGGAGACCATGCATGCGCTGGCTCTGTCCTACAGAGATGCGTACTTCAGCCAGTTAGCCGATCGGTATCAGGCCAAGTGGGATGAATACGCGAGGCTGGCGCGGGCCGCGTACGAGAATTTTCTGCCGAGCGGAATGGGGTTAGTGCACGATCCGGTGAGGCGCGCGCTCCCACCGCTGCTGAGCACAGTGGTGGGGCCGCAGACGGGCGGAACGTTTTATGCAAGCGTGGCGTGGGTGAATGCAGCGGGGCAGGAGGGTGCGGCGTCGCCGGCGTCTTCGATCTCGGTTCCGGATGGGCATCTGATGACGGTCTCGGCCGTGAGCATGGCCGCCAATGCGGTGGGCTTCAATGTTTATGCCGGTCCGGCGCTCAGCGACCTGGTACGGCAGAATGACGTGCTGCTTCCAACCAGCGCCGCGTTCACATACGTGCCCGGCGAAGTTACACAAGGGGCGTTGCCGGGAACAGGTCAGAAGCCCGACTTTAAGCGGCCCCTGGCGCGCACGCTGCTCAGAGGTTGAGCAGAGCGAAAAGGATAACAGATGGCAGGGGTGAATATATGGCAGGAACGACAGGAACGTTAACGGCGACCGTGGTGTCGATGCTGTCCTCGACCACCAAAGGCGCCAATGTGCGGGTGGCAGCGATCGAGCATGCGGATCCCACGCTGAGTGCGGCGGGAATCCGTTCTATTGTGGCGCTGAATGCAAGCGTGGAGATCGGCGAAAAGACAGGGCACGCGCTGTATCCAGCGTTGCTGGTTTATTGCGACAAGCTGTCGAACTCGCTCACGGAGAAGTTCCGGCAGTTCTCAGGGAGAGCGCATCTGGTGGTGGAGGTGCGGTATTCGCAGGACCGTTTGGACGGCCTCGAAACCAACACACAGGTGTATGCGGACGCGGTGTGCGCCATGCTTGACGATTCCCGTGGGGATTGGGGAGGCGGCGCCTTCTATACGGGCGGTTACGAAGTGAGTTACGAACCAATCGCGCGCGGCGGAAAGAATTTCCTCCAGCGGGCAAAGGTGGGATTCGACGTGGAGGTCAGTAAGTAAACAATGGCGTATATTTCATCGAACGCAAACAGATGGTACTGCGCGCAGGAAAGCGCGTATGGCCAGATCGCGGCGATCACCGCGTCCAATCGCATACCGGCGGTCAGTATGACCGCTCAATTGCAACGGGCCAAGAGTCAACGTAAAGACAAGACGGGTAGCCGCACATGGCTCGGGCTGCCGCAGGGCGTGCGCACCCAGGTAGGTTACGACATGAAGTCGTATATGCGCGACTGGCCCGATATGACGGTCCTGCCGCCTCACGATCCACTGTTCCAGGCGGCATTGGGCGCGCCTGGGGTGCTATGGCCGGGGGGAACGCCGAATACCGGCACGCAGGTGTCGAGCGTGGTATTCACCACGCCGCACGGATTGGCGCCGGGACAAGCGCTGACGAGCGCAGGCGAGATTCGTTTCGTGGCGGCGGTAGCGGATCCACTCACGGTGGTTTTGAATGCGCCGTTTTCCGCGGCGCCCGTGGCCGGCGTTCCGCTGGGTTCTACCGCGACCTATTGTTTGGCGGAGAGCCTGCCCAGCAATACACTATTCGACTACTGGGATCCGTCGACGGCCGTGCAGCGTGTGCTGACCGGCGCGGTAGTGGATCAGCTGAGCATTTCGCTGAACGGCGACTTCCACGAGTTCGAGTTCAAAGGGATGGCGCAGGACATCGTGGACAGCGCTTCGTTCATATCCGGGCAAGGCGGAGCGGTCACCTTTCCGCCGGAGCCGACGGTGGCGGGATACAGCTATTCGCCGGTCCCTGGGAACCTCGGAGAAGTCTGGCTCGGCGTGATACCGAGTCAATTCCTGACCGTATCGGCGGCGTCGATCGAAATCAAAAACAACGTCAACCTGCGGACGAAAGAGTTCGGATCTTCGCTGCCGCAGGGAATCGCGCCCGGGACTCGGGAAGTTTCGGTGACGCTCGATCTTTTCAGCATGGACGATGCCTCGACCGAAGGCCTCTACCAGGCTGCGCGGCAGCAGTTGCCAGTCAGCGTGATGTTCCAGCTGGGGCAGGTTGGCGGCCAGTTGCTGGGTATCTATCTTCCGAGCGTGGTGCCGATGGTGCCGGAGTTCGACGACGCGGAGACAAGGCTGAAGTGGCGTTTCAAGGACGTGCGGGCGCAGGGCACGGACAACGACGAGATTGTGGTGGCATTCGGTTAAATGTCATGACAGCCTGGCAAAGCAGCAGAACAGTTCAATCCGAGGCCATGCCCGGCGTGGAGTTTGTGATTGCGCGCATGACGTTCGGACGGCGCATGGAGCTGTTGAAGCGCGTGCGCGATCTGGCAATTCGCCTGGAGTATTTCGAGGCGGGCCGCGAGGAGAAGAATCGCCTCGAGGCCAGCCTGCTGGGCGCGCAACTGGATCGCTTGTACATCGATTGGGGTCTCGAAGAAATTCGCGGCCTCGAACTGGATGGTGAACCGGCCACGCCCTCGTCGCTGATGGAACGGGGTCCCGAAGATGTGTTCAAGGAAGCCCTGGCGGCGGTAAAGGCCGAGTGCGGATTGAGCGAGCAAGAAAGAAAAAACTAATTGTCGCGTTCCATTACCAGCTGGCGAATGCAGGGTTTGCCGGCCGGGCCGGGTGGGATTGCGAGAGTTGTCGGCGAAACGGCCTGGAAGTGAAACGGCGCTGCGGGTTTCTTCCGGAGAAGCAACGCGGCGAAGCGCGGACGGTCTGGGGACGCCGGCAGGTGCAGTCGCAGGAATGTCCAAAATCTTTCGTCACTGGCGACAGCATGGCGTTGCTTGAGGAGTATTTTGTGCGGCGCCGGCTGGGAATCCCGGATTCGATGGACATGGAAGCGCGCAAGACGGATGCGTTTTTGATATTGCGGGACCAAATGGAGGGGGAGGAACGAAATGGCAGACAGCAGCCTTGAAGAAGTGATTAATACGATTGCGCCCACTCGGCGCCCGGGTATTCCGAATCCGCCGGCGATCAGTGCGAGCGTATCGAGCGACAACGGCGACCTGACGACCGCTCTTTCGCAGGTGGGCCAGCAGATCTCACAGTTGCAATCGGCTTATCAGCAGCAGGCGGATCTGATCACGGCGAATACCGAGGCGGTGCAGAGCAACACTTCGTCGAAAGGGGGTTCCGTGGCGAGCACGGTGGGAGGCGTTGCATCCAGCTTGTTGGGCGGTGGGCTGGGGCTGCTCTCCCCGTTGATTTCAGGAATCGAGAGTCTGTTCGGCGGCAGTTCGACGCCGGCGCCGCTGCCGGTTTATACGCCCCCGCCGCCCGTGGATATTACCGGTGCGCTGCAAGCTGTTCCGAGTTCTGCGCAGGCTTCGAGCGCGAGCGGGGCTACGAGCCCCGCACCCGCCGCACAGGCTCCGGCTCCGGCCGCTGGGAGCACCAGCCAGGCTAACAGCGCGCCGCAGATCACGGTCAATGTGAACGCCATGGACAGCCAGTCGTTCATGGATCGCAGTACGGATATCGCCAACGCGGTTCGCGAGGCCATGCTGAACATGCATCCGATCAACGATGTGGTGGCGCGCTTATGACTTTCCCAACTTTGAAAACCGGTGCAGTCGCGCAGTATCCGCTGAATCGCGGGCTGCGCTTCCAGACGCAGGCCGTGCGTTTCATGGACGGCAGTCTGCAGCGCTACCGGATTTACGGCACCAATCTACGCCGGTGGGCGGTGAAACTGGATCTGCTCGATGAACAGGAACTGGGCGCGCTGATCGCGTTCGTCGAACAGCAGGGCGGCGCCACGTTTGCTTTCACGGATCCGTTGACAGGCGATAACGTGGCCAACTGCATGATCTCGGGACAGGCTTTTACGGCTTCTATGACCGATGAAATGAATGCGCAGGCGACGGTATCGATCGAGGAGTTCGCATGAGTTTTTATCCGCAGATCGGGTCCGGCACCGTCGCGCAGTTTCCCGTCGCACGGACGCGGAAATGGCGGGTGATCACCAGCGTTCTGGAAAGCGGCGAACGGATCGTGCTGCCGGATACGTCTGCAGGCCAGATCGAATGGGGCCTCTCTTACGTCGATCTCAGCGATGCGGAAACGGCGCTCGTCAGCGGCCTTTTCACGGCTTCCCAGGGAGGGTTTGCGTCCTTCACCTTTATCGATCCACTGGCGAATCTGCTCGGTTGGAGTGAGGATCTTTCGCAAGCGGGCTGGCAGGCCGGGTTACTTACTACGGCGAGCGGGATCGCCGATCCGCTGGGAACCGAGAGAGCCTGGTCGGTCGCGAACGCCAGCACTGGCACGCAGCAGCTGGCACAAACCCTGGGAGTATCCGGAGACTACGTCGCCTGTTTCAGCGCTTATGTAAGGTCGAACGGCGCCGGGTGGATTACCCTGGGGCGCGACGGCACACAGACGGTGGCTGCGATTGGTCCGCAATGGGCTCGCGTGTATGTGAGCGGAACGGGCACGGCGGGCGCAGCACAGTCGACATTTGCGATTTCGATTGAGGCCGGCCAAACCGTGGACGTGTTCGGCATGCAGGTGGAAGTGCAACCGTATCCCTCCCTATACCGAGTTACGGGAAGCGCGCTTGGGATCTATCAGGAAACGTATTTCGAAAGCGACGAGCTCCGCGTGAGCGCCACAGACGTGGGGCTGTCGTCATTTTCAATCAAGTTGATTTCGCGAGTCTGAACTGGACAGGAACAGAAAAATGCAAAGCGCATTCATAGCCAAGGAACAGCTCAACGCCGATACACCGTTATTTTTTTTCGACTGCACGCTGGCCGACGGCACCGCGCAGCACTGGAGCAGCCGGACATTTACGTGGGGTGGAACTCAATACGAGCCGCGCGTAATCCGCCACAATCTCTTCGAGGCGCAAATGGCCTCCGACACGCAAGTCGGCGGCGTACCCAGGCTGACATTCGAGCTCGCCAATGCCGACTCGCAGCTATCGGAGATCGACCAGCAGACCGGTTTCAAGGGCGCACAACTGACGGTTCAATCGGTGTTCGTCGACCTTGTTGCGGGTGTGGCCACGACAGATCCGGTGGTGGTTTTCCGCGGATTGATGAATCCTCCGGAGATGGTCACCGAGACTACGTTCCGGCTCAGCGCGATCAATCGGATGTCGATGCAGCGCACGGTGCTTCCCAATGTGCGTGTGGAGCGCATGTGCCCGTGGCGATTTCCCTCCACTGCAGCGCAGCGCCTCGAAGCGGTGGATGGCGGCGCCGCGCGCGGAGCTTTCTCTCTGTTCTATCGATGCGGCTACTCACCCGATCAGGCCAATGGTGCCGGCAACATGAATGGGAGCGCCCCGTTCACCAATTGCGCCTATACGCGCTCCGATTGTGTAGAGCGCGGTATGTTCACCATCGATTCGACTAACCGCATCACAGGGCGATTCGGCGGACTTGAGTATGTTCCGCCGACAATTACGGTGCGCGGCGCGGGGCAGCAGAACTCTTCGCTTTCCGCGGTTCAGGAGAACACCGCGAGCTACAACGATTTTGTCCCTTTGGTGTACGGCACCCAGTGGCATCTGCCCGATGTAGTGTTCTCGCGCAACGATGGGAACCTCACTCGCATGGAAGTGCTGCTCGGCATGGGTGAGATCGAAGGGATACTGACCGTTCTCGTCAACGACATCGTCATTCCCAAGGGCGTATCGGGAGTCAAGATGACTTCGACCGGCTGGTATAACCTGATCACTCCCGGCACACGCAATGGGGCGCAGGATCCCAACTTCGCGGATGCCAGCGGCGTTCCTTTGGGAGATCCTTTCGGCAGCATGGCGTATCTGTCGGTGGTGGTGCCGAACAGTATCAACAACGGCACCAGTATCCCGTCGGTGCAGGTTCTGATGCAGGGCCTGAAACTTTGGCAATGCGACGCCAGCGGTAACTATCTGGGCGCGCAGTTCTCGAGTAATCCAGCTTGGGTATTGCTCGACGTGCTGATGCGCGCCGGTTACTCTTTCGCCGAAATCGATACATCGAGCTTTGCCGTGGCGGCGGCTTATGCGGATCAATTGCTCAGTGTCGACGATCCGGTGGGTGGATCGGTTCAGGTACCGCGGTTCCAATGTAATTTCGCGCTCAAGGAAAGCAGCAGCATCGGCGAACTCATCCGGTCGCTGCGCAACGGCGCACGCGTTTATCTTGTTCTGAATACGGCTGGATTGCTGGAGGCGCGCATTGAGAACACTTTTGCGCTTCAGCAGCCCGCCCTTCCCGCTAACAGCAATGCCCTGACTCAATTCAATGGCGGATGGCCCGCTTACGAATTCGGCTCTGGCTCCATCGCCCGTAACAGCGACGGCAGCGCGAGCGTAAAACTGTCGTCGAAGGGCGCTCAGGATACGCCGAACCGCCTGACCATCGAGTTCCAGGACAGCTTCAACCAATACCAGCAGGACAGCCTGTCACTCGCGGACGAGGACGACATCGATCTCTGCGGGCAGGAGATTCCAACCACCTGGGACGCGGTGGGAATCTCTACGTTCGACCAGGCGGCCCGCATGCTGCTGCTCGGATTGAACCGCGCCATCGAGGGGAACCTCTTCATCCAGTTCGAAACCAGCGTGAAGGCCTTGGGACTTCTGCCCGGCGATTTGATTACTGTAACGTACCCGAAGGAAAACCTGGTGCGGACGCCGTTTCGCGTGCAGAAGATCACCTCGGGCCCCAGTCTGCGAACCGCCGTGATCAGCGCGCAATTGCATGACGATCTGTGGTACACCGATACGGCAACGGGAATCATCGGCGGACTGGGGCGTCAAACAGGCCAGGGCTCGGGTCTGCCCGCACCCGTTTGCGGAACGGTCGTCGACGCGTATGGAAATCTCCAACTGGGAATCACTGAAACCGAAATAAGCAGCAGCGATGGGTCGAGCGCCATCGAACTCGGTGTTTCGTTCACCGCGCCATCGGGTCGGTCCGGCACGCTGGCTGCGCCGTTGATTGGATTGTCTCCCGTGGTGAGCGCAACCGGTGGCACTCTGGGCGGCGGATTGAGTTACTTCTATGGCATCAGCGCCGTAGACAGCGGCGGCGGAGAGAGCGGGCTCTCGTTCATCGCACAGGTGGCAACGGCCACTGGAACCAACACCAATTCGGTGATCCTCGACGGGATTGTGCTGCCAGCGGGGTCCGCGGGCTTTAATGTCTATCGCGGTTCGGCGCTCGGACAGTTTCTGCGTATCGCGTCGAACCAGACACCGCAGTCGTCGTTCACCGATACGGGGCTGGCTCCGCTGGCGATTCTTCCGCCGGATCCGCAGTTCGATCACGTGAATGTGTACTGGCGCTGGGAACTGACTCCCGAAGCCCCCGTGACCCTTCAATCCACCACCACAGTCGGCAACAGCGCTCTGGAGTTGACGGTGAATGAGTATGCTCTCGAAACGGTTCGCATCACACGGGGGGCGGGAGCGGGACAGGAGAGTTCGATCGTCAGTAATACGGCCTCCACCATAACTATTGCGACGCCCTGGCAAATCGAGCCTGATGCCACCAGCTTTTTCGTTATTTCGGAAAGTTCGTGG